GCCACTGGGAACGGTACTATGCTACATGGCCTTAAGGATAAGATATGGCCGGCATATCAAGAGGTACAAGTTTCAAATTTATCTAAAGCTTGCAGAACTGAAGACGAAGCTAAAGCAACTGTCATTCAAAGATCGAGTGAGCAAGGTGAGGAATGTCATTACGAAAAAGTTGAGGACTATTTCGTTGTATATAGAACACGAGATAGAAAAGTCCTCAAAAATGTAAATTATTTCCGTCCAGACCTAAAACAATTTTTCACTGATAAAGAAATTCAAAAATCTTATTTAAAACAACTAACAGGAAACTAATTTAAAATTTAAAAATATATGATACAAAACATGATAATAACAGTAGTAATTGTGCTAGTTTTAGCGCTAATTGGACATGTAGTTAGCAGATACTTAGATGGTGAGGATCAAAATACTGAAGACCGTACAACACAGTACACACAAGAGGAATTAGATAACATTAAACTTGCAGAGGAACTATATAATAAGGACCTAAGACCGGTAGTAGCAAAAAAAGTCAAACCACAAGTAGCTGAAGAGCTTAACGTTGTTGAAGCACAATTTATAGCAAAGGAAAACAAGCCAGAGTTTCCTATTGATAAGCCTAAGAAAAAAAGAAAATACTACCCTAAAAAGAAATAATAATATTAAATAAAGGTTATAATGTATAAAAATATAGTTACTACATCTTTAGGAAAAAATAAATACAATATTACCTTATGGACTGATGATGGAGTAGAACAATATGAATTCCAAAATTACGCTTATGAAGTATGCGGCCAAAACCAGGCTACACATTTTGGTCTAAATGGAGAACCTTTAAAGAAAACTACATATTGGGAAGGGAATAATCCATTCATTCATTATCATGATATGCCTGTCCATCAAAAATTTTTAATTGATAAGTATGGTATAAATGATGAACCTTCAACTACTCATAAAGAAATATTTTTTGATATTGAAATTGAAATGGGAGGAGCACTTACACCTGAGTATATTAGAAAAGCACCTAAACCCGTTACCTCAATTGCTTGGTGGTATAAACAAGAAGATAAATGGTACATTTTAATTTTAGATAAAGATAATAAAATTGAAAAAACTACTATAGGTAATAAACAAATTATACCTGTACCTAATGAAAGAGAATTACTAAATAAATGGTTAAATTATTTAACTAAAGTTAGCCCTGATATTCTAATTGGTTATAATAGTGATTATTTCGATATACCTTATCTTTATTATAGAATTTTAAATCAATTAGGTGAACGTAGAGCTAATGCCTTATCTCCAATAAGTAAAATTAAAGAACAAAAATATACTAGGGATGATGGAGTTGCTATTTATAATGAAGATCAACCTATAAGAATAGAAGGAATATATTCTCTTGACTATATCCGTTTGCATAAAAAATATTCATTCGCTGATGAGCCATCTTATAAATTAGATGCACTTGGGGAAAAATATTGTAAATTAGGTAAAATTGAATATGAAGGCAGTTTAGATAGATTATTTGAAACTAATAAAGAAAAATTTATTGAATATAACTTCAGAGACGTTGAAATCCTAAAAGCCTTAGACCATAAATTCAACTATATCAGTTTAACTAAAAACTTAGCTCATAAAGGTAAAATCCATTATGATGATGTTTACCAATCATCTAAAATCCATGATGGCGCTATTTCAGCCTTCTTATTATCAGAGGGTATAATTCCTCCTTCTAAAGATAGAAACCCAATTAAAAAAGCTAATTACGCCGGTGGTTATTTATTTTGTCCTAAAGCAGGTTTATACCGTTATATGTTTGATGAAGATTTGACTTCATTATATCCTTCAATTATCATGTCTCTTAATATTGGTAAAGAAACATTAGTGGGTAGAATTATTGATTTTAATGATAGAAATAATCGTTTAGGTTTAATTGATTTAATAAATGATAGTGAAGATAGACCTCGTACTACTGAATGGTTTACTAACAAAGATAAATTCAATAAGATTAATTGGACTTCTTCTAAAATAGTTAAACTACTTAAACAATATAATTTGGCTATCTCAGCAAATGGTGTTATATTTCGTACAGATAAAGAGTCAGTATTATCAACTATTTTGAACAAATGGTTTAATGAAAGAGTTTTATATAAAAATAAAATGAAGGCTGCTTATAAAGCAGGTGATGCCGTAGCAGGTGAAAAATATCATTTATTACAATATACAATGAAGATCTTACTCAACTCACTCTATGGTGCTACAGCATTACCCTCATTTAGATACGGAAACGTAATACTATCAGAAGCTATTACATTAAGTGGTCAACGTATTATTCAAGAATCAGCACTTTGTGCAAACAGGCATATGAACCAAGTTATTAGGGGTCAAATTAAATTAGAAATATAATGGCATTAAAAGGACAATCAATTAGAAATGGAGTTACTATCAATGTAAACGGAGTTAAAGCTGAAAAACAATTAGTTATTGAATTATCTAAAAGTTGGGATGCTTTACAAGAAAAATTCTTTAAAAAAATGCTACAGCAAGGAGGTAAATGTAAAGTTAACGGGACTTCATTTGAAATAATCCTTAAAGAAAGATCTGATATAGACTCAAAAGGAAATAAACCAGTAAATCTACCACCAGTACCAGGAGAAAGAACATTTTAATATGAAGCATTTAGAAGATACTCCATGGTGGATTTGTGATGAAGGCGATTTTAATTTTTGTGCGTATGTAGATACAGACTCCAATTATTTTAATGCTGAACCTTTATTAAAGTATTTATACCCTGATTTTGAAAAAAAAACTGATCAGGAAAAAGATGATTTATTAGAGAAAGTAGCTCTTAAATATCAAGACATTATAACAGAACATTATAACACACTCGCTAGAGAAGCCTTTAATATTAATACACACCGATTAGAAATGAAAACCGAGTGTGTTATTCGTTCTGCCTACTTTAGAGCTACAAGACGTTATGCTCAATGGATTACTAAAAAAGAGGGTATATCAAAAGAAGAACTTGATATTAAAGGATTAGAATTTAAAAAAGCTAATTTTCCAAAATACTTTGGTAAGTTTTACCAAGAAATACTTGAATTAATTATTAAAGGTACTCCACAAAATATTGTAGATAAAAAAATTCATGAATTTAGACAAGAAGCAACTTCATCAGATATTGATTTTACTTTAATTGGTAACCCAACATCAGTTAAAACATTAAATGAGTATGTAGCTTCACATCCTAGACCAGGTAAAATACTTTCCGAGATAAAACCAGGAGCAGGAGCATCTGTTAAAGCCTCTATTAAACATAATGATTTATTAAGATTTTGGCAATTAGATTCTAAACATAGTCAAATTGTACAAGGTGATAAAATAAAATGGGTTTATTTAAAAAATAATCCTTATAATATAGAGGCAATTGCTTTTTTAGAATTTGATATGGCTGATAAAATTAGAGATTTTATTAATGAATATATTGATAGAGGAAAAAGTTTTGAAACTATATTACAAAATAAATTACAAGGATTTTATGATGACCTTGAGTGGCAATTACCACCAGCAAATCCACTAATACATAAATTTTTTACATTCAACTAATGGATAAAACAATATTAACACAAATTATTGAAAGTTTTTACTTAAACGGGCTAACATCTCAGGTTAAATTTAAAGTAAAAAACAATGAAGCTCACATTAAATTTGCAGTCGATAACAAGGATTGTATAGGGGAAGTTATAGCGCCTATAACTTTAGAAGATTGCGAGATAGGTATTTTTAATACTAATCAGCTACTTAAACTACTTCATATAACTAATGATTTTATTGAATTAAAGTTAGAAAAACAAAATAATCATTTTTTAAAACTTCATATTAGTGACAATCAATTTGACTTATCCTATAATTTAAGTGATTTAGGGTTAATACAAGATCCAGGTGTAATACCTAATTTACCTCCTCATGATTTAGAATTTGATATTAATTTTGATTTTACTCAAAAATATATTAAAGCCCATAACGCATTAGATAAACCACCTCGTTTTGAAGTAGGGATAAGTAAAGATTTTAAAGATGATGAAGTTATAAACTTTATGATTGGAGAAAAATCAACATACTCAAATAAAGTGAATTTTGCTGAACCTGGTAAAATTATAAATAAAATAAAACCTATAGCATTCAGTGCTAATAATTTTAGAGAAGTAATATCTGTAAATAAAAACGCAACTGGTAAAGTATGTGTCTATAAAGATGGTTTATTAAAAATTAATTTAGAAGAAGCAGGAGTAAAATCTGAATATTTTCTTGTGGCTTTACATGAGTAATGATATTTATAATAAATGACCTAAGGGCACTTTAAATCATTTAATAACGAGTAGCTAAAGCACTCACAAAACGTAAATCAATATGAGTACAAACTTTAATGAATTTGACATTCTATTCCACAATTTCTTTTACCCAACAAGTGGATTCGGTTCAGCAGCAACCACAAAACAACCTCACCCTTTAAATATCTTTTATGACGATACAGGGCTTCATTTTGAAGTAGCATGTACTGGTCTTACTAAAGATGATGTAAAATTAGATATCGAAGACGATATTCTAAAAATTAGTTATGATAAACCTGAAGAAGAAAAAGAACTTCATTCTGGTACAATTCATAGAGGATTATCCAAAAAATCCTTTAGTTTAGGTTACAAAATCTCAGCTAAATATGACTTATCTTTAGCATTAGCAAAACTAGAAAATGGTTTGCTAGAAATTTCTATTCCTATTGCTGAAAAAGCAAAACCAAAATCAATAAAAATAAAATAATAACCTTATGCCCTTAGGTTAAGTTTTATTTGGAGAATCAAAAAAACTTTATTATATTATATAAAACAAATAAAAAAGTTATGTCCAACAATCAATTCAAAGGTAGACAAAAAGGATCTATTAAAAAATCTACAACAATTTCAGATCCATCATTAGGTGACTATAAAATAGTTGTCGAGGATGAAAGTTACAATTTAACTTATATTGATCCTGAAACTAAAAAAGAAAAAGTAGTAGGTTATTACACTCAATTAAATAATGCTCTAAGATGTGTAGTTAAAAACCAAACTATTGAAAAAAAATCTGTCTATACTATCAAAGAGTATATTACAGAATTAGAAACAACTTTAAAACAATTTAAAAACTTAATTAATTATGAGTAAATTAAAACCTAGAAACGGTAACGTTATTCTAAAACCCATGGAAGAATCAGAAATGATGGTAGGTAACATTATTATACCAGATATGGGAAATGAAAAACCAATTATGGGAGAAGTATTAGCCGTATCCCAAGTTTATAATTATAATAAAGGAGAATATGCTCCTACTGATTTAAAAACTGGAATGAAAGTTGTATTACCACCAATGGGGGTTCACAAAGTTAAATTAGAAGGAGAAGATTACTTAATTGCTAACCAAAATGATATTTTATCAATTATAGAAGATTAATTATGACAGAAACAGCATTCGGAACAGAATTAAAAACTAAATTACTATCAGGAGTTAAAAAACTTAATGATAGCGTATCTTCTACTTTAGGACCAGCAGGTAGAACAGTATTAATCAAAGGAGATTATGGTCAATTAACAGTAACTAAAGATGGTGTATCTGTAGCTAAAGAATTTAAAGAACTAGAAGATCCAATTGAATCAATTGGTGCTGAATTAGTAAAAAAAGTATCAATTAAATCTGCAAATGAAGTAGGAGATGGTACTACTACTTCTACTTTATTATCCTATGCAATCTTAGAAGAAGGATTAAAACATGTAAGTGCAGGTCAAAATCCAATCGAAATTAAAAAAGGAATTGATGCCGCTGTAGAAGAACTTAAAGTAGCTCTTAATAGCCTAACAGAAGATATTTCTGATAACCAACAAATTAAAGAAGTTGCTACTATTTCAGGTAACAATGATGAAGAAATTGGTAATCTAATTGCTACTGCTTTAGAGAAAGTAGGTAGAGATGGAGTTGTCGCTATTGAGGAATCAAAATCCGGTGAAACTTCACTTGAAATTGTAGAAGGTATGCAATTTGATAGAGGTTACAAATCACCTTATTTTGTAACTGATAATAATACAATGACTGCTGTATTAGAAAATCCTTACATTTTAATTTATAACGGTAGAATTACTAACCATCAAGAACTAATCCCCGCTTTAACATTAGCCAATACTGAAAAACGTTCATTATTAATAGTAGCAGAGGATATTGATGGTGAAGCATTAGCAGTGTCTATTGTTAATAAAATGAGAGGTATTGTAAATGTAGTAGCAGTTAAAGCACCTGAATTCGGAGATCGTAGAACAATGGCTTTAGAAGATTTAGCTATTATTACAGGTGGTCAAGTTCTTTCTAAAGATAAAGGACATAAATTAGATAAAATTGATGTTAATACTTTAAAACAATGCTTAGGTACATCTCGTACTGCTACAATTGGAAAAGATAAAACAACAATCGTTGATGGCAAAGGATCAGAAGAAGCAATTGAAACTAGAGCTCAAGAAATTAAAAAACAAATTGATGATGCAGGCTCACCATTTGAAAAAGAAAAATTACAAGAGCGTTTAGGTAAAATGATTGGTGGTGTAGCTATTATTAACGTGGGTGGTAATAGTGAACTTGAAATTAAAGAGAAAAAAGATAGAGTAGAAGATGCTTTATTTGCTACAAAAGCTGCTTTAGAAGAAGGTATTGTAATTGGGGGAGGAACCGCTTTATTATATGCTAGAAAATCTATTACTTTTGAAGGTTCAAATGATTTTATAAATGGTAAGAAAATTGTTTATAGAGCAGCAGCTGCTCCCTTCCAACGAATCTTAACCAACGCTGGTCATGACTTAACAGAAGTTCAATATTTAGGTTCTAAATTAACTGATTCAGAAAAGGGAAATAATTGGGCTGGTCTTAACTATAAAGACTTATCAATAATGGATTTTAAAACTGCAGGTATTATTGATCCTAAAAAAGTAACCCGTATTGCTCTAGAAAACGCAGCTTCAGTTGCAGGTACAATCCTAACAACAGAATCTGTAATTTACGAGAAAAAAGAAGACAAAAAAGAAGAAATCAATCCTATGCAAGGAATGATGTAATAAATTTGGAGTCCTGAAAGGGACTCCATATATTATAAAAGTTATGTTCAACAAAAAACACACTCTCTGGACAGAGAAGTATCGTCCTGATACATTAGAAGGGTACATTGGTAATGAAGATTTTAAATCATCATTACAACAATGGATTGATTCTAATGATATTCCCCACTTATTACTTACAGGACCAGCAGGTACAGGTAAAACAACTGCCGCCAAATTAATAGTAAATAACATTAACTGTGATTATCTTTACATTAACTGTTCTGATGAAAATGGTATTGATACTATTAGAGATAAGGTAAAATCATTTGTTTCTGCTGCTAGTTTTAAACCACAAAAAGTAGTTATAATGGATGAAGCTGATTTCTTAACTATTAACGCTCAAGCTGCGCTTCGAAATATAATTGAGACTTATAGTTTAAATGCTCGTTTTATATTTACTTGTAACTTTACAGAAAGAATAATTGACCCCATCCAGTCTAGGACTGTTATGTTTGAATTAATACCTCCTTCTATGCAAGATGTAGCATTCAAATGTACTGAAATATTAGATTTAGAAGGAGTTACTTATACTAAAAAAGATATAGTAAGAATTATTAAACAAACCTACCCTGATATTAGAAAATGTTTAAATCTACTTCAATCTTCTATTAAAAATGGAGAATTAGCAGAAAGTAGAGTTATATCTAATTTTAAACAAACATCTGATCAAGTAATAGAATTACTTAAAACTAAAAATGCTAAAAATTTTACTACTCTAAGACAATTAATAATGGATTCTAATATTAGAGACTATAATGAGTTATACAGAGTACTATTTGAACGAGCAGATGAATTTACAAATTCAGCAATTGCTACTCTTGTAATAGCAGATTACCAATACAAATCAATTATGGCACCTGATAAAGAAATTACATTTTGTGCCTGCATATCAAAATTATTAACAACTAAATAAAAAATGGAAAATCAACAATCACAAATGAGCTTAGATTTAAGCAAAACAACCCCAATTTTAACTTCTAATGGAGGTAAAATTTGGCAACAAGGATTTCTTTTAAGAAAAGTATCTAAATTTATTACAGGTACTAATGAAGACAATGTATTACCTATCCAAGTATTTTATGACCCAGAAACTGGTGAAATTTTAAAAGATGGTTTGCCTGATGAATTCAAATTCATTTTAGAAGATGACCAAAATTAAAACAATTTTTGATTGGGTAAAGCAAATGTCTTATGATAAAGAACCATGGTCCTCATTTTCGAATGAGGAGCATGAGATCTTTAATAATTTCATGATCAATAAAATTATTTCAATGAATCCTAATTATATTGAATTAGTAGCTGAGATACAGGAACATCAAATTCCAAAACAAAGATTATATGAGTTTTATTGTAAAACTTTACCCAAACAAAAATTCTTCAACAAGTATATAAAACCAACAAAACAACAGTACGTAAAAGAAGTACTAAGTTTATTATCTGAATACTTTCAAATAAGTACTAGAGAAGTTTTAGATTATTGTAATATTTTAACCCAACATGATATAATTGCAATTTTACAACAGTTAGGTAAAGAAGAAAAAGAAATAAAAAAATTATTATGAGTGACTCAATAGAAAAATGGGCAGAAATGAATCAAAGAGAAATAACAATTACTATAGATGAAGATGATTATATTAATAATCAAGTAATCCACCCAACTCATTATGGTGGTAAAGATAACCCATACGAAGCTATTAAAGTTATAGAAGCCTGGGAAGTTGGATTTAATTTAGGTAATACACTTAAATACATTTCTAGAGCTGGCAAGAAAGACAATATTATCCAGGATTTAGAAAAAGCTCTATTTTATTTAGATAGAGAAATCCAAAATAGAAAAAAACTTGGCTAAACAAACTCCCCCAGTATTAAAAGATCTCAAAAAAGTAATAGTTCCATCTATTAACTATGAGGTTAATAAATATATATCCTACTCACAATTAAGTATGTTTTCTAATTGCCCATTCCAATGGGGCTTAAAATATAGAGATGGATTTAAAGTATTTGAACCTAGTATACATGCGGTGTTTGGAACAGCTTTACATTTAACTCTACAAAACTATTTAACAGTGTTATATGAGGAGAGTGGAGTAGCAGCAGATCATTTAGATATTGAAACAGATTTCAAAAATGCTTTAAAAAACGAATACAAACTTACTTTAGAAAAAAATAATAATGTTCATTTCTCTACACCTGCTGAGTTAGCAGAATTTTGTGATGATGGAATTCAAATCCTTAATTTTATTAGAGAAAAACGAGCTACTTACTTTTCTAAAAAAGGTTGGTATTTAGTAGGTTGTGAGTTACCAATTGTTTTGAATCCTATTAAAACTTTAGAAAAAGTTTTTATACAAGGCTTTATTGATGTAGTGTTTTATCATGAACCAACTAATACAATTAAAATCCTTGATATAAAAACTTCAACTAGAGGTTGGGGTGATAAAGAGAAAAAAGATGATATTAAAACATCTCAAATACTCTTATATAAAAAATTCTTTGCAGAACAATATAATTTCCCAATTGATAACATTGAAGTAGAATATTTCATCACTAGAAGAAAAGTATATGAGGGAGGAGATTTTCCTCAAAAACGAATACAAGAATTTAAACCAGCTGCTGGTAAAATAAAAATAAATAAATCTCTACAATTACTAGAAAATTTTTTAAATCAAGTATTTGATTCTGAAGGGAATTATAATAAAATTGAATTAGAAAAAAAACCAAGTAAACATAACTGTCATTTCTGCCCCTATCGGGATAATAAAGATTTATGTGATAAAAATGAGAAAATTAAAAATATATCCAAATTTAACTAAAACACATATATTTATATATAATAATAAAAAAATATAAATTATGTCACAAAATCAACAATTAACAAGTGTAAAGGTAGACAAAGATATCTTTGAGGCCTTCAAAATAGAGACAATTAAAACTAAATTCTCTCTACAAAAATTAGCAGATAGGTGTATGCATCTATATTTAACGGACCCTGAGTTCCAAAAATTAGTTCATAATCATATGAATTTAGAATTAGAAAAATAACAAATTAGTTTATGAAAGAAGGTTATCTACCTAAAGAGCAAAGAAAAAAAATATTATTTATTTGCGATGACATTAGAATGCACTCGGGTATTGCTACAATGGCTCGAGAAATAGTTTTAGGGACTGCCCATCATTACAATTGGGTAATAATTGGAGCAGCTATTAATCATCCCGAACATGGTCAAAGATTAGACTTATCCCAAGCCACTAATACTGAAACTCAACTTACTGATACAGATGTAATTATCTATCCAAATAATGGATATGGTAATGCAGATTTAATCAGATATATATTGAAAAATGAAAAACCTGATGGTTTAATGTTTTTTACTGATCCAAGATACTATGATTGGTTATTTGCTATTGAAAATGAAGTAAGAAAACAAATTCCAATGATTTACTTAAATATTTGGGATGATTTGCCTGCTCCACTTTATAATAGAGCTTTTTATGAATCATGTGATACATTATTAGCTATCTCAAAACAAACTAAAAACATAAATGAAATGGTTTTAGGTAAAAGAGCTGATGGTAAACTTATCTCTTATGTACCTCATGGTATTAATGAGAAACAATTTTTCCCTATAGAAGATAAATTACAATTGCAAAATACTAAGAAAAAATTATTTG